TCTTTCCTGCGCGCCATGAACGCGTTGGCTAACCCTGGCGACAAAGCCGCATGGGCAGCTGCTGCATTCGAACGCGAAGTGTCTGACGCTGGCGCCAAGGCTGCCGGCAAAGCATCACGCGGCATCTTCGTGCCAGGCGAGATCTTGCGCGCTAACAAGCGTGACCTGACTGCCGGCACCAGCAACGCTGGCGGCTACGCCGTGGCCACCGAACTGATGGCTGACAGCTTCATCGAGATGTTGCGCAACCGCGCTGTGGCAATCCGCGCTGGCGCTACCGTGATGAACGGTTTGTCTGGCAACGTCGCCATCCCCAAGCAGTCTGCTGCTGCAACAGCCTACTGGGTCGCTGAATCTGGCGCACCGACAGAGAGCCAACAGACTTTGGCCCAAGTCACCATGTCACCCAAGACTGTTGGTGCCTTCACCGACTTCAGCCGCCGCTTGATCTTGCAGTCCAGCGTGGACGTCGAGAACATGGTTCGCCGCGATTTGTCAGCCGTGTTGGCCTTGGCCATCGACACTGCTGCCTTGTACGGCACAGGTTCGAACAACCAGCCTACTGGCTTGAAGAACATCAGCGGCATCAACACCAAAGACTTCGCAGCAACGAACCCCACGTTCGCTGAAGTCGTTGGCATCGAAACCGAAGTGGCAACCGACAACGCTGACATCGGCAGCTTGGCCTACTTGGTGAACCCAGCACAGCGCGGCGCTTTCAAGACAACCGAGAAAGCATCCAGCACTGGCCAGTTCATCTGGGAACCAGGCAACACCGTGAACGGCTACCGCACCGAAGTGTCCACCCAAGTGACCGCCGGCGACGTGTGGTTCGGTAACTGGTCTGACTTGATGATCGGTTTCTGGTCTGGTTTGGACTTGATGGTCGACCCATACGCTGGCGCCACAAGCGGCACCGTGCGCGTCATCGCATTGCAAGACTGCGACATCGCTGTCCGCAACGCAGTGTCGTTCTGCTACGGCAACGCAAGCATCGCCTAATCGGTGACAATAAGGGGCCGGAGCAATCCGGCCCCTTTCCCATCCAAACATTGAAAGCGATTTCAAATGCAAGTTCGAATCACCCGCACCACTGTCGCCAACAAGCAATTCGTCCGCGAAGGTTCCACCGTGGATCTGGACGACAACGAAGCCAAAATGCTGATCGCCTTGGGCAAGGCTGTGGCCGTTGGTGGTGACGAACCTGAATCTGAAACCGCTGTCGAAGCCGTCGAAGGCGACGAGCTGACCACAGAGAACGCCGAAGCTATCGTGGCCACCGCCGCGCCAAAGGGAAAGCGCCGTGGCGCTAAGTGAGAACCTGGACGCCTTCCTGGCTGACTTCGGTGTCACAGTCACCGATGGCACGACCACGACCACTGGCGTCCTGGATATGCCCAGCGAAGTCATCGCAGGCGGCATGGTCATCACGACCGACTACGCGCTGACCATCAAGTCGAGCGTGTACCCCAATTTGAAATATGCCGACAGCCTGACCGTCGACGGCGCCGCGTTCACCGTGCGCGAAGTCCGCGCCCAGGACGACGGCAAATTCAGCATCGTCTACCTGTCGAAAGTCTGACCATGGCCAGCAAGCGCGAAACCATCCTGCAGCGCATCGTGACGGCATTGGCCGGCACCACTGGCGTCAGCACCCGCATCTATCGCAGCCGCGTCGAGCCATTGGCCCGTGGCGAGGCACCAGCCATCGTGGTCGAGCCTGTCAGCGACGCAGCAGAACAGGACACACTGGGCACGCTGATGTGGACGCTGACTTTCCGCGTGTCCGTCATTGTGCGTGGTGCGGTGCCAGACCAGCTGGCCGACCCAGCCATGTTGGACGTCCACAGCAAACTGATGGCCGACGACACGCTGGACGGCTTGGTCATCCAGCTGCTGCCGACCACGGTTTCATTCGAAACCATCGAGGCTGATCAGCCCGCTGGTGTCGTGTCCGCAGAATTCACAGCGCAGTACCGAACAGCGCTTAATTCCCTGAGTTAAAATCCGAACACATCACGCGAGGTCTTCACCATGGCACTACTTTCACGCAAACGCACGATCTTGGCAAAGATCGAAACCACATACGGCACAGACCCAACCCCGACGGGTTCGGCCAACGCCATTCTGGTTCGCAACCTGTCGATCACACCATTGAACGCTGAAAACGTCAGCCGCGACCTGGTGCGCCCTTACCTTGGCGCGTCCGAGCAGCTGATCGCGTCATCTTATGTTGGCGTCGAATTCGAAGTCGAAATGGCAGGTTCAGGTGCAGCTGGTACTGCGCCCGCATACGGCCCGCTGCTGCAGGCTTGCGGCATGAATGAAACCATCGTGGCGATCACGTCTGTGACATATGCGCCCGTGTCATCGTCATTCAAGTCCGTCACCATGTACTACAACGTGGACGGCGTGCTGCACAAAGTCACCGGTGCCCGTGGCAACGTGGAGATGACAATCAATTCGCGCCAGATCCCCGTGTTCAAATTCACGTTCACCGGCCTGTACAACGCACCAACTGACACAGCTGCACCGTCCGTCACATACACGGCGTTTCAGACCCCACTGGCCGCCAACAGCGATAACACAACTGGCTTCAGCCTGTTCAGCTACGCTGGCGCGTTGGAATCATTGAACATCAACCTCAACAACGCCGTGCAGTACCGTTCATTGATCGGCGCTGAAGATGTGCTGATGACGGATCGCCAGGTGAACGGCCAGGTGGTGTTCGAAGCGCCAACCATCGCCACAAAAGACTTCTTCACCTTGGCCCTGGGTTCAACGCTTGGAGCATTGGACATCACGCATGGCACAACAGCCGGCAACAAGGTGCAGATCTTGTCCAGCCGTGTGGACGTGTCGAACCCAACATACCAGGACCAGAACGGCATCCACATGCTGCAGGTGCCACTGACGTTCGTGCCAAGCACTTCAGGCAACGACGAAATCAGCATCGTGGTCAAATAAACCACCCTGCCCCACCCCTAGCCCGCTACCCAGCGGGCTTTCCTATTGGAGTTCTAAAAATGTTCAAGATCAGCAAAGTCACCCAGTACAAATGGCCCGTCGCTGTTCACTTCCCAGTGGATGGCGGCCGCACCGAAAAATCGACGTTCGATGTGACGTTCAAGCGCCTGTCGCAAACCCGCATTCAAGAGATTCGCACAGCCATCGAGAAGTCCGAAATCACCGACGTCGAGCTGGCACGCGAAGTCATGGTGGACTGGTCTGGCGTGACCAATGACGACGGCGACGTGCCGTTCAGCGAGAGCGCACGCGACGACATGCTGGACATCCCGATGGTGGCCAGTTCGGTCGTCATGGCGTTGTTCGAAAGCATCAGCGGCGCCAAGCGAAAAAACTAGCAGACGCCGCCCAGCACTGGGCACGGGGCGGCGTTAAAGATGACACGGCCGACGACCTGGCCGCGTTTGGTGCGCCCATTGAGATGATCCAAAGCATCGACACGTCAAAAGACGAATTTGAGATCTGGGAAGAAAACACGGACGCGCTGATGCTGTTTTTGAAATTGCAGACGCAGTGGAACGTGATCGAAGGCGGTTTCATCGGTCTGAATTACCAGAGCGTCCAGTTTCTATTTACAATCGGGGCAGTGGCCAACCAGGCCGAAATGATGGACGACCTGCAGGCCATGGAAATGGCAGCGCTGCAGGTACTGAATAAACGCAAGGACTGACCCATGGACATGAATGTCGCGCTGAAGATTTCCGCTGGCGTCACAGGCCAGCAGGCTGTCGACCAGCTGCGAACCACCATGGACCGCTTGGATGGCACCGTCAGCAGGGTCAAAGGCGCGTTCTTGGCCTTGGGTGGCGCTGCCGTGCTTGGTGGCTTTGTGGGCATGATCAAGGGCGCCATTGACACAGCCGACAAGCTGAACGACATGCGCCAAAAGACCGGCATTGCGGTCGAGGAATTGGACGCCCTTGGCCTGGCTGCGCAGCTGAACGGCACGACCCTGGACGCTGTTTCTGGCGCCTTGGGCAAACTGGCCAAAAACATGTCAGAGGCAGCGGGTGGCAGCCGTGAGGCATCGGCCACGTTTGCGCAGTTCGGCATCAGCGCGCAGGCGCTGCAGTCCGGCAGCATCACAACGACAGAAGCGCTGGCCAAGATCGCGGACAGAATTTCAGCCATGCCCGACGGATGGGAAAAAGCAGCCGCAGCACAGCGCGTGTTCGGCAAGAGCGCAGCCGAGATCATCCCGCTGCTGAACGCTGGCGGTGACGCCATCCGTGACGCCGGCGCCGAGCTGGACCGCTTGGGTGGCCGCTTCACTGGCGCGATGGCATCAGCGGCCGACGAGTTCAACGACAACCTGACCAGGATCAATCGTTCGGTGTCCATGCTGGGCATGAACGTGGCCAACGAGCTGCTGCCGCAGCTGAATTTCTTGGCTGAAAGCCTGCTGCAGTCTGCAGGGACCGGTGGCATGTTCGACATGTTCATGAACGGCCTGCGCATGGCGTTCGAAACCATCGTCGTGCTGGCCGCCAACGTCGGCTACGTGCTGGTGCAGATCAAAAACGAGATCGTCGGCATCGTCCAACAAATGGGCGCACTGGCGCAGCTG